CCAAATGAGGTGCATTGCTTTGTCTGCACCCAAGATGCTCAGGCCCTTGAGATTTACTGGCCTCAGCATATGGAGTCGATTGATATCGTTCGCAAGGATGTCGGCGGATTCATCGCTGCATTAGCTGCTAAGACGGTTGATGATGCAGCCTGAACTGTCTATCATGACGCCTGAGCGGTTTGCCTCGACAATCGAGAAGACCGTCATCGAAAAGAACATGACGTATCTTGATGCGATCATGCATGTATGTGATACTACGGGTTTGGAGGTCGAGGTGATCCCTCGCCTCCTCTCGCCGCGAATTAAAAAGATTCTGACCAGTGAAGCTAATGGTCTTAATCTACTAAAGCGCAAGCCTGGTGAGGTTAGGTTACCGATTTAGGATGGAAGGTATGAAGGCATATCAAGAATATGTCGCCTTGCGGCTACACTTTACGCAGGATAGCTATGACTATTTCAAATATCAAGGTAAAGTGAAGCCAATCAAGGGTTCTACGTTTGAGGCGCGAAATGATGTATTTCATTTTCGTCGCCTTGAGCGCAGATATAAAGATGACCTCACTGGGTTCTATGTCGCAAACATGTCTCAGGGCGTCAGATTTATTCGTGAGATGGTTACTGTCGAAGCCGAGAAGCGATATGTTGATTGGAAGCGCCACATGGAGTCAATCACATATCGCTTCAAGCAAGATATGCAGAACGTCGCTGAAAGCTGCAATGATGTAGCCAAAGCGTGGTCAACAAGTGGTGACCACCCTGAGATATTGCGTCTTTATCTTGGCGGGGAGCTGTCGGTAGAAAGTCTAATTCTATCTGATCGTGTTCTTAATTTTCAAGATCGATGGGATTCTCGCATTACAGATACCATCATCTGGCCTGATGTATCTCGCCTCATGAAGAAATACGCGCCATTCGTGAAGGCAGATAATGACACGATAAAGAAAACCATGCGTCAAGTGTTTATTTCTTGACATACGACCTTCGACATGATATAAGTACAAGTGTGGTCATGATCGATGTGAACAAGATACACACGCAACATACAAAACATACGGAGAACATACAATGTCTAACGATTTCGCTTCGCTGAAGCGTTCTACTACCAGCAATCTCGACAGGCTCTCTAAGGAGCTTGGTAAGCTTGCTAATAACGGCAACCAGCGTGAAGCTGATGACCGTTTCTGGCAGCCCGAGGTTGATAAGGCTGGTAACGGTTACGCAGTCATTCGCTTCCTTCCTGCTGCCAAGGGTGAAGACCTGCCTTGGGTTCGCATCTGGTCGCACGGCTTTCAGGGCCCGGGTGGTTGGTATATCGAAAACTCTCTGACGACTCTCGGTCAGAAAGACCCTGTCGCTGAAATGAATTCCAAGCTGTGGAATAGCGGTAGCGATAAGGACAAGGAAGTCGCGCGCAAGCAGAAGCGTCGCCTTTCTTACATTGCCAACATCTATGTTGTCAAGGACCCTGCTAATCCTCAGAACGAGGGTAAGGTCAAGCTGTTCAAGTTTGGTAAGAAGATTTTCGACAAGATCAACGAACTGATGACGCCTCAGTTTGAAGATGAGAAGGCGGTTAACCCCTTCGATTTCTGGGCTGGTGCGAACTTCAAGCTGAAGATTCGTAATGTCGAAGGTTATCGTAACTATGATAAGTCCGAGTTTGATCGATCAGAGCCTCTGTCTGACGATGATTCGGAGCTGGAGCGTATCTGGAATTCTCAGCATAAGCTTCAAGCCTTTGTTGCTCCTGATCAATTCAAGAGCTATGATGAACTGAAGGCTCGCCTCGATAAGGTGCTTAACGAAAGCAGCGCACCTCGTCGTCGTGATAATGATGAGGATGATACGCGCGAGGAGCGCACCGTCGCGCGCGCGACTGCTGAGCCTAAGGCCCGCGTGGCTGAAGCTCCTGCGGCACGTGGTTCGGCTCGCCCGCCTTGGGAAGATGATTCCGATATCAATCTTTTTGAGCGCCTGGCTCAGGACGACTAATTTATCGACTATTGCGTGCGCGGGCTCTGTCTATCAACCCGCCACGCGATTGTCCACCCATCGGAGTTGCGGCAGCAGCAGCACCTTCAAAAGTACGATCAGGTGTTCTAGTTTGAATTTCTGATGGTGTCTCGGGTGTTGGTCTGGTTGCTGGTTGACTTGATCTTGGAGTAGCCACTTCTTGATATATCGTTGGTAGAACAACAATTCTACCGCTTTGATCTCTAGATGGTACGTAATTTACGCCCTCCATACCAGAAAACTGCATCATGTTTATTGCTTGTTCAATGTCACCAACTCTCAGATTGGTACCTTGCTGAGAGCCAACTTCTTCTAGTTGTCTCGCTTGACCTCTAGTTATTCTACCCTCATCGACAGCACGATCTGTCATCTGCGTCATTTCGTCAGTATTCGAAACTCGCTCTCTGCTCTGTCTTTGCAGTTCAGTTAATTCTCTTGTTAATTGAGCTTCTGGTTGATTGGTTGGTCTCTCTGCGAAAAATCTATCATAGATTAGTTCACCGACCCTCTGACCAACGCCAGTATTAGCTAGCCATTCACCTAGCTGAGCGCCACCCATTGAACCAACAAACCCACCAAGCAATGCACCAGCTGGCCCAAGCAACGACCCTAATGCACCACCTGCAAGACCACCGACTATTGCACCTGCGGTTGCGCCCAATAGATTAATAACTTCGCGTTTATATGTTGCCTCGTCTATACTTTCATTATCTCTCTGTTCGCTAAGAGATTGAAGTTGATTTCTTGCACTAAAAACTTCTATAACAGGACCCAACGCACCTAAAAATCTACCTAGTCGTAATCTAGAAGCCTTTGAACCAGTGGGGCGATCTTGTGTTGGTTGACCTGGTTTAGGTTCTCTTGTCGGCGCGCCGGGTTCAGTTAATGCTTCTGATGGTTTTACAAATCTACCAGTTTTTTCAGAACGATATCGTGTACCACTGGGCGTTTCTGTCGCTTTATACCCGGGTTTGACTTGAGGTTGTGCTGGTGCAGGTGGTGCTGGAGGTGTTGTTGGTTTAGCACCAGCTGTGGCTGTACCTGACGTGCCTGCAGGCCCACCAGTTGCCGGCTTAGCACCAGAAGATGCGCCTCCTGCGCCAGTCCCCGGTGCACCACCAGAGGGTCTACCGCCGCTAGATGGTCTACCTCCACCTGACGGTTTAGGCGTTCTATCTAACATGTTTGCTGCTACCATTGCAGCAAGTGCAGCGCCTATTGCAAGTATGATGTTAGAATATTCTTGCAGTTTGTTAAAAAATTCTCTGACGCTATCAAATACTGTCCCGATTCTTTCAAACGTATCTCTTATTGTATCTAAATCAACATTTGCAAGAACTGCTGTTAAGCTTGCTGCCAGACCTGTAAATAATGCACCAAGTGGCCCCAACCCTGTAGCACTTCTGACACCAGATGATATTCGTGTCATTGCACCTGAGATTAATTCGCGTCTGCGTTCTCTTCGTTCTTCTGCATTTCTTCTTTCTTCATTTCTTAGCGAATCAGTATCTCGCTGCTCACCTGCCATGGTCCTTTGCATTTCGACCAAAGCTTCTCTAGTAAAAGATGCAACCTTGCTTATGTACAGATATATTTCTGTTTTAAAGGAGTTGAATGCATCTTGTGTTACGTAACCTGAAGCTGCGCCACCATTTGATCTAGCAGGGCTGCCAGACACAACACCTCTAGTGCTAACCATTCTATAGCTTTGTTCCATATCATGAAAGCGTCTTGTTCTTTCATCATAGGTTATAGACGGGCCCATCTGCTGGACAACATCTGCTAAACTAGGCATTATGCAGCCCTTTCGCGGATGACTATGGGTTGAACTTGTGTAATTGTTTCAGTTGCACCCATCCCAGATGTGGGTAGTGATGCTACTGTTTGTGGTGCCTGAGATGGTGCTGGCGCAACAGGTTCAGGTGAGCTAGGTGCTGGTGCTGGTGTTGCTGCGGGCGCTGCTTGTTGCGGCGTTGCAGCAGTCATGACGGGTCTTTGCCCACTAGGCGCAAAACTACCTGAGCTTAGAAATTGCTGATAGCTTTGTCTTTTACCCTCAAACCCCAATCGACTACCACCTACAGCCGATAGCTGATCTTCAAAAGATCCGCTGCCGCGCGTTCTTCTTTTCATGTATTCAACTGATACTCTAGCTGCTATTTCTGGGTCTAGAAGCGCATCTGGGTTTGCTACTAGATCAACACCAGCGGCTTGACTGTACTGCGCATAATTGCTACGACCTGTTAGCTGAATAAACCCACGACCACGATATCTCCAACCATCACCGGGTTCTGTGTTACCTAACGTTCTGCCCGTAGAGGTCTGATGTCCATATACAGCTTCTGCCACAGCAACTGGCCCACCTGCTGTGATTTGTCTAGCTTCTTCTATTGTAAATCGTGGGAATACCTGTCGAAGTCTTTCGGGTGAATAATTCATATTTTCGGCTATCGATCTAAAACCAGATTCGCCCTGTATGATTGCAGCTAAACCCGCTCTCTGAGATGGGTCATTGTAACCCATTTCATCCATCACTCGATTTAATATTTCTCTGTTTGCTGATGGTGACCCACCATCACCTGTCGGTGTGTATGATTGAGATTCTGGTACTCTTTGAGCAGTCCCAGGCGCAGCGCCACTTCTTGGTCTTTCTGATGGTGTGGCTGCGGTTTCTGGTGTTTCTTCATCACCTCTACCAAATATGTAAGCTGCTGCTGCGGCAGCTGCGGTTGCTGCCATTGCAAGAATTCGTAGTCTTGGGTTTCTCATTATGCTTGAGATACCGGATAGCACTGCTCTTAGCGAACTCGCTACTATTCTTGCACCAACTCTAATAACAGCTGAAACAATTCTGGATATAACACGCATCAATAAAGACATGATAGATTTTATTGTAGAAAATACTTTCTTTAAAATTGATGATATAATTTCAAGAATACCGCCAGTGTTTGTTCTGTCTTCAACTTGCGGTTCCTCAGGTAAATTTCGAGTAGGTGCGCCCTGTTCTCTGCGATCTTCTGCTGACGCGCGACGAACACGTTCTGCTATTTCTCTTTGTTTGTCTTTTTCGTTGTTTATACCGCGAAGTGCGCCTATCATACTTCTAAATGTGCTGGTAACTTGCGATATAGGTGAAGTTGATCCACCAGCGCGCGTCATACCACCAGATGTAGGTAAAGCCATTGTGGAAGCTACAACGCTAGCGACAGCACCCATCGCTCGGTTGTCCCGAGATAGGTATCTTTCAGTAGCTTCCATCAATGCTGCCATTAATTTTCTCTTTTAGCCTTTTCTGATTCGATATAGTCTAGTAACATTTTAACATATAAGTCCCTCTCCCAAGGTATCATATTTTCTATCTCAGTCAGACTATACTTGTGATGCTGCATGAGAGAAAAATTC